CAGCCAGGCATTGAAGCGGCGCATGCTCATGCCGCACTCCCGGTTGCCTTGGCAATGGCGGCGCGGGCCAGTTCCTGCATTTCCTCCACTGCGATTTCCAGTGCGATCTGGTTGCGGCAGGTGCTGGTGCACGGCTTGCAGCCACAGTCGTGAGGGCGGGCAATGCGCTCCAACGCCTTCAGCAGAGCCGGCGCTGCGGCGATCAGGCGGGCGTTGGCACGCGTCTCACCGGCTTCGCGTTCAAGCCCTTGCACGGGTGTCGGCACGTTGGCGACTTTGTAGCGCATGCCAAGCTGAGTGCCGCGCACTCGGATGTAGTTGCGGTTCACCTCTTCTGGCAGGATTACCCACGGCCCCGGCGTGTGCTTGTTGGCGGTCATGCGGCAGCCCCATAACGCGCTTCCTGCCCGGCCTGTTCGGCCTTGAACGCTTCGTGCTCAGCGTCGGTGCCCGCGTCTCGGGCGATGGGACCCTTGGCCGCTTCGTCCAGCTCCAGAGCCAGCAGGCGGGCTGCTTCGGCGATGCCGCAGTCGGTCTGTGCGAGGTGATAGGCAGAACGGAACCGGGCCATCGACTTCAGCAGGGCTTCGCCGCCCTCCTCGTAGCCGATGTGCTCGCTCAGGGCGTCGGCGACCAGGTCCTCATCTTTCAGGCGCTGCTCTGTCAGTTCCGTGGTGCGCTCTGCGACGAATTCAGCCCGGGCTTGCTCACAGGCGCTGATCCGGTCGTCGGTGGTCTTCCAGTGGTCGTAGGCCGTAGCCATGTCTCTTGCCCCGTGGATGGCCCGGGTGGGCCGACGGGGAAAGTAAACTTTAAGTTGACTCTAGAGTCAACATGAAGTTTATCAACTTCACGGATTTTTCTGAACGGATTCGGTTCTGTTCAGAAGTTGGCACAAAAATGCCCCGGCAGGCGGGGCGCTGGATTACCGCTTTTCAAATGGATTTGGTGGGAAATCCGGCTCTTCGGGTAGCGCCCTCAGGTCTGCCGCAGTCGCACAACTCTCGATCTGGTTCACTGCAGACTGGATATTCTCTAAGTCGTATCGAATGAGGCGCAGGTGGTCCTCAATGGCCGCTATGCTGCGCATCAACTCTCGCTGCCTGTTGGTATCAGTGGAGTCCTTGCGCGATCCGGGTTTCAGGAGAATCAGGACTAGAAGAACTACAACGGTCCACTCGAATCCAGTCATATCGAGAGCCTTTTAGTTGAATCGCTCAATGCGGTTGCGCAGGTACACCTTCCCGCCAATGACGGAACTTCGGGGCAACGGGAACGCGGGGTACAGGGCGGAGTTTGCACTTACTATGTAGATAGCCTCACCGCGATCCTGAAGCCCCTTCACTTGCTGTCCATTGCCAGTGTTGATCAGGTAGATGCCGTCACCATCGAAGGCAGTGACGCCGGTATCGACCATCAGTGACTCACCAGGCTGGATTATCGGAATCATTGAATCGCCACGCCCAGTAACGAGCACCAGCCGCCCCGGTGCGGGCACGAAACCAACGATCGAACGTATGAAGGATGGAGTGAAATCCATGCCTCGTATGACCTCTGGAAAGTCGTCATTGACGCGCTCACCTCCCATGCCTGCCTCCGCATCCAGTTGCTGGACGCGAACATAGTCATCAGTGGTCTCAGTGGTTGCGAATGAAGTCTCGGCATCTATGACCATTTCGCCTTCCCCGTCGTTGATCCAGTCAATAGACAGGCCGATCTGGGCGAGCGCCTTGCGCTGTCCGTCTGGGATGCGCTGATCTCGGGAGTACCAGTTGTAGAGCTTCTGGCCGGAGGTCATTCCGATCTTCTTGCCAAAAGCAGCGCGATTCCCGCTTGCGCCGACATGATCCATGGCGGCATCAAAGCGAGTCTGAAACGGGGTCTTTGGCGATGAGTCGTTCATGGCTCAATTCTCAACGCAACGTTTACTTGCGTAAATAAACTTAAAGTTGACATTGCGATCAACATAAAGTTTACTCGCGCCATGAAGACCCTCCACGACGACGCAAAGCTGATCGACGCGCTCGGCGGTCCGGCGGAACTTGCCAGGACGCTGGGATATGACCCTGCCACAGGCGGCACGCAGCGTGTGCAGAACTGGAAGTATCGGGGAATCCCTGAGCTCCTTCGCCTGAAGCGACCAGAGGCGTTCACGCCAGCCCCTGCCTCCGAAGGGGAGGCGGCCTAATGCTCCTCGTCGCTCAACAGCCTGGCCAGCTCCTTCTCCAGCGCGGCGACCAGGTGCGAGGCCATCACGTAATTGTGCTGGTTGCGACCCTTCCAGCTGTCTCTCTCGGCCTTGGCCCGGTCCAGCTTCGCCAGCGTCCTTTCGATTTGTTCGGAGGTAGCCATGTCTGAGAAGACCTCGGATCGGTTGATCGCGGCCCATGGCCGGATGTTGGAGTGGTGCGCCGAAAACGGCGGGGTGCCTGAAGGCTATGCCGAGGATGCCACGGCAGAGATCGACTTTTGGGCACTGGTTGAGCGCCGCATCAGCCCTGAGTTCGCTGCGGCGATGTTCGCCCAGTGGCAGGACACGAAGCTGGCCCAGGAAGGGACTGCTCCCTGAAATGACCATCTCAGCGCCCCGGGAACGGCACAACGACGCCGGGCAGGGTGGGGCGGCCCCGTTTGCGCGGCTCGATCAGGCGCGCTTTCACCCGATCACCGACGCGGCTGATCACGTAGATCCGGCCGCACATCCGCTGAAGCGTTACGACGTTCGCTCCGGCCGCTTGAACTGATTTCCGCACTGGCTGCACTCCGATTGGGGTGCGGCCATTTTCAGAACCATCCAGGGGAACGCAGGGGAACACGTAAACCCCTGCATTCCCCCGAACCGGATAACTGCATGAAAAGCCTAACGATTACCTACGATGACAGTGTGGCTCGCAACAGATCGCTGCGAGAGCACATCGCGACCCAGGTGTACGCCGGCGCGGGTGTTACTGCTGTGGCCGGCCGGCTCGACATGGCGCCGTCCAAGCTCAGCGAGAAGTTGGCAGGCAGTGATAGTGGCGGCAAGCCGCGCGGTCTGTCGATCGATGACCTGGAGCGCTACATCGCCGAGACGAAGGATGTCTCGCCGATCCACTACTTGGTTGAGCGCTACCTCATTTCGCCCGAGGCTCAGCACGCGGAAGCTCTGGCGCAGTTCGCCAAGCTGGCTGCGCTGATGGAGCCGCTGGCCAAGAGCTTGGGAGCCAAGTGGCCATGAACGCTACCGAGCGCGCCATGATCGTTGTCCGCCAGCTCTGGTACATCGCCGGCTGCCTGCAGCTACTGCGGGGTGCGTGATGGCCAGGATTCGCACTGTGAAGCCTGAGTTCTGGTCCAGCGAGCAGGTGATGGAATGCTCGCCGATGGCTCGGCTGATGTTCATCGGCCTGTGGAATTTCTGCGACGACGCCGGCAACCACGTTGCCAGTGCCAAGACCATCAAGGCCGAAATCTTCCCAGGGGACGATATTTCCTCGGCGGATGTTCAGCGAATGCTCGACGAGCTGTCGTCGAATTCCCTGATCGCCTTCTATGCCAACGATTCCAAGGACTACCTGCACGTCACAGGCTGGAAGAAGCACCAGAAAATCGACAAGCCGACGTACAAGCATCCGGGATTTTCGGATGATGCTCGGCGAGTGCTCGACGAGTCCTCACCCCCGGAAGGGAATGGAAGGGAAGGGAAGGGAAAGGAAGTAGAGCTATCCTCACTTCGTTCGGATTTGCCCATGCCGCTGGCATTGGACCTAACTGGCGATGGTGCAGGGCAGGGCGATAAGCCCGACCTGAAAACCCGCAAGACCGACCGCATCCGCCAGATCGCCGAGCAGGCCCAGGCTGCGTACAACGCAACGCTGGCCAAGCCGCACGGCCTGTTGCCTGCCTGCACGGTGCTGAACAAGCCGCGCATCAAGGCCGTGGAGAAGGCACTGCCGACCGTGCGGCAGCTTTGCCTGCGACTGTTTGGCAACGAACGCGTGACGCCGCAGTTCTGGGCGCTGTACTTCGAAACTGCCGCTGACGACGACTTCCACGCTGGTCGGCAGCCCGGCGGCATTGGGCACGAAAACTGGCAGCCCGATTTCGAGTACCTGCTGCGCGAGACCGTGATCGCCAAGCTCGCTGACCGCGCACTGTCCGAGGTGACCGCATGAGCGCTGCCCGTGACGCAGTGAGCCGCCTGTCGGACCTGTACGGCGACCAGCAGCAGCTGCGCCTGCCCCCGCAGAGCATCGAGGCCGAGCAGTCGGTGCTGGGCGGGGTGATGCTACTCAACCGCGCTACTCGGGAGGTGGATGACCTGCTTACCGAGCGCTCGTTCTACCGCCGCGATCACCAGCTGATCTGGCGCGCCATCTGCGAGCTGAGCGGGAAGGGTCAGCCCATCGACGCCGTGACCCTGGGCGACTGGTTTGAGTCACAAGGCCAGCTCGATCAGGTCGGCGACGGCGCTTATCTGATCGAGCTGAGTTGCACTGTTCCGTCGGCAGCCAACATCCGGGCCTATGCCGAGATCGTGGCCGAGAAGGCCAAGATGCGCGCCCTGATCGACACTGGCCACGAACTGATCGACGCCGCATACAGCCCCGAGGGGCGTAGCGCGCTCGATCTCGTCGGGCAGGCCCAGTCCCGCATCGGCGGCCTGCTGGACAACGAGCCGTGCGACCTGGAGCCGGTAGCGCCGGTCATGGCCCGGGTCTTCGAGCAGCTGTCCAACGCGTCCACCAAGAACGACGCCATCACCGGGCTGTCGACGAGCCTGGAGGATTTGGACGAGCTACTGGATGGCCTGCTGGGCGGCAGGCTGTACGTGCTGGCGGCCAGGCCAAAGATGGGCAAGACCACGCTGGCGCAGAACATCGCAGAGCAGGTCGCGCTACGCGCCAAGCGCTCCGTGGCGTTCTTCAGCTTCGAGATGAAGCCCGAAGAGCTGGGCAAGCGCATGTTGGCCAACTTGGCCGGCGTAAGCGGCGGAAAGCTGCGCTCCGGCAAGCTCGATAGCGCCGACTGGCAGAACGTCACGCAATGGACCCGCAAGATCGGCGAGGCCAACCTGCGGATCAGCCGTCCGCGCATCGCGAAGGTGCAGCACGTCTGCGCGCAGGTGCGCCGGATGAAAGCCCAGGACCCAAATCTGTCGCTGGTGGTGATCGACTACCTGCAGCTGATGCACGTCTCCGGCGACAACCGCGCCGCCGGCATCGGTGACATCACCCGCGCCCTCAAGCTGCTGGGCAGCGAGCTTGATGTGGCGGTGCTGCTGCTGAGCCAGCTCAACCGCGACGTGGAGAAGCGCACCGGCGACAAGCGGCCCATCGTGGCCGACCTGCGCGACTCTGGTTCCATCGAGCAGGACGCCGACGCGGTGATCTTCATCTACCGGGACGAGATCTACCACCCTGGCAGCCGGTGGGAAGGTACCGCCGAGCTGATCGTTGCCATCCAGCGCGACGGCGCCCCAGGCATGGCCCGAGTGGCCTACGCACCGGAGTACTTCCGCTTCTCGAACCTTCCCGAGTGGTGGGAGCCCAAGCAGTCGAACGCTACGGCAGCAGTTGGCGATGGGTTGCCGAAACCTCGCCGAGGGCTCGCCGCCGCGCTCTACCGTGGAGACGAGGAATGACCCTTACCCCAGCTGCAAAGAAGATCCGCGCCAAGCGCGCCCGGCGGCCGGTGTACCTGATGGTGCGCAAACTCATGGACCCGGCCACCGGTGAGCTTGTCGGGTGCCTGGTGCCGGCACATGAAGTCGATGCCCGCCTGTTGCGCGAACGCAAGTTCCACACCGGCCGCGAGGTACGCGCCGAGCTGAAGCAGCCGCGCGAGGAATGGCAGCACCGGCTGATCCACAAAATCGGGCAGCTGATGGTCGACAACGTGGAGGGCTGGGAGCAGATGGGAAGCCACGATGCGGTCAAGCGCCTGCAGCGCGAGTCCGGCACCTGCTGCGAGGAAATGGAGATGGATATTCCCGGGTTGGGCCGGTTGATGGTCATGCAGGCCGAGAGCCTGTCATTCGACGAGATGGAACAGGACCGTTTTCAGATCCTGTTCGATGGCATCACCGAGCACATCGGCAAGCGCTACAGCCACGTGATGCTCGACGCGGTGCGCGCCGAGTTCTGGGATATGGCTGGGACGAATCGGAGGGCTGCTTGATGTTGCTAGTCCCTGCAGTACTCCGCCCCGAACATGGCCGCGAGCCTACCGCTCTCGTCTGCTTCAATCCTATCTATAAGGTTGTCCGCAGCTTCTCGCATGGCGCGCGCTCGCATCAAGCGATCAGGCATCTCCGTACGGAGGAAATGGTTGTTGTAACCGATGTCCATGACATCCTGGAGGGCTTTGATCCATGCCTCATAGCTATTCAACTGCACAACGAGGCTGTAGACGTCGGGGCCTATCTCTCCTATCTCCTGGTTCTCAGCCAGAATTTGCATGATTCTAGGCGTCACGGTTTCGAAGTCGCCATCGACGGCGTGAAAATTGAGTTGCGGGTCGTCGGACTCGCCGTGATTCGCCTCGATGAAGTTGCCGAGGCGCCGGGAGAGTTCCCGCAGTGCTGGATGAAGAATCGCTTCTGCACGTTTCACTTGTGCAACTTCCTTGGCGCGCCTATCGGCTCTAGCAGAAGCGGCGGTCCACGCTGGAACTGCAATCGCGATGCCGATGGCAATCAGGCTGCCAACCGCTTGGATCCACGCTGGAGCGTCAAATGGCTTCAAAGGGCCGAGGCATGTCCAGTTGTAGAAGATTCCCCACGATGCAAGCAACCCCATGGCGAACGCCGAGGTGGCGGTGGCATAGAGATTTCGCGAAGTGATCGTTTCCATGTGGGCTCGGCACTGACCAGTTGGGAAGCCGAAATTGTAGCGGCCGACGCTGTTCCGAGAGCGTCCGCCTGATGCGCACCAAGAACGCCAAGCCAATCACCCCGGCCGAATCCGCGCACATGGAGGCCGTGAAGTGGCTCCCCTGCAGCGTCTGCGATGCGCCGGGTCCCGGTGACGCCCACCACATCAAACAGGGCCAGCACTTCACCACCGTGGCCCTGTGCAAGGACTGCCACCAAGGCAGCTTCAACGGCTGGCACGGCCAGAAGCGCATGTGGACGGTCATGAAGATGGATGAACTCGCCGCGCTGAACGTGACCCTTCGCCGGCTCAACCAAAGGAAAGCCGCATGATCACCCTGATCCTTCCGTACCCGATTTCCAGCAACCGGTACTGGGCCACGCGCGTGATCCCGAAGAAGCCGAAGCCCCTGGCCATCACCTACGTGACCGACGAGGCCAAACAGTACAAGGCGGCTGTGGCGGCAATCGCCCGCGCCGCCGGCATTCGGCAGCCGCATGGCGGGCGGGTCAACCTGACGATTCGCCTGTATCCGCACCGGCCCCAGGACTGGGCCAAGCGCGCGCGCAAGGACCCGTATACCTGGGACGACACCGTCCAGTGCATCGATCTGGGTAACTGCGAAAAGGTCCTGTCCGACGCTCTGAACGGCGTGGCCTGGGTGGACGACAAGAAGCACCGCCGCATCCTGCAGGAGCGGATGGAGCCGGACGAGAAGGGCGCGCGGGTTGAGGTGGAGATCGAGTTCATCACCGCTGCACCATCGCTGCTGGATGGAGTTGCCGCTTGAGCACCGACCGCATGTGGAAGCGCTACAAGGCCCGAGTCCGCCGTCTGGGTCGGTGCTCGGTGTGTCAATTCCGTGAGGTGACGGACGGGACGTTCCATTGCAAGAAGCAGCCGGACCGGCAGGGCGCCTGCGCTATCGACAACAAGCTGCCGGCTTTCCGGCTGGATGATGAAGTGTTCGAGGAGCTGCGCGATGCAAACTGACCTTTTCGGCGCCTACGTGCGCGCGGAGCTGGAGCACTGGGGTAGGGAGTTTGCGCTGCATCGGGACTGCGAGTACCTCGGTCACCAATCGAAGAACGTGCTGGCAGTGCTCATGGAGCATGAGGGGGAAATGCCTGAGCGGACCCAGGGGTATAAACCCTTGGAAACTGATCCACGAGCGCAGGTCATCGAGGACATCGTTGCCGATATCGCCCGCACCGATATCAGCTTGGCGTGTGTGCTTCGGGGGTACTACTGCGGCTCGGGGCGGCGGAAGGAGGAGCGGTGGGAGCAGACTTTGAAGCTGCTGGAGTTGGTTGGGCAGCGATCTGTGTCAGTCCGCCAATACATGGTGCTGGCGGACTTGGGATTTCAGCGGATTCGCGGATATTTGGAGGGCAGGGCAGCTGCGTAGCGGTGCCTTGCGGTGTAGCATACTTACTGGTGCTTTGGCGTTGAGAACAGGCTATGTTGCTATCTGAAGTTTACGGCGTGGCTCGCGACCAAGTGGCGAGCTATATTGAGCGCGATGCGGTGGACTCAGCCCTCCGTGATTCCCTTGAGGGCTCGCGGCAAATCGTGATCTACGGTTCATCTAAGCAAGGTAAGACATCCTTGCTTCATCGCCATGTCAGTCAGGACCGACGAATTACTGTCCATTGCGGTCCCACCATGACGGTTGAGGATATTTATCGGTCATTCCTCAGGCAGCAGGGAGTGGAGATATCTACCGAGAAAACCACGGAGAATTCCCGAGAGCTCGGCACTTCAATCTCCGCGAAGTTCAAGGCGGTCATTCCTTTTTTCGGAGGCGCTGAAGCTGAAACTTCAGGTAGTGTGACGTCTGAGAATGTGAAGGGAGAGACGAGGCGAACCATAGAGTTCAATCTCGCAAATGGTCAGGACGTTGGTGAGCTGTTACTCGCTGTTGGTTCAGAGAAGAATTTTCATGTTCTAGAAAATTTTCATTACCTGTCCGACGATGTTCAGAATCAGCTAGCGTTTGATCTGCGTACGTTCGAAGAAATGGGGCTTCGGTTCGTTATTCTCGGCGTCTGGAGGGAGCGAAACCGCCTTGTTCAGTACAACGGAGATCTTCAGGACCGAATCGCTGAGGTGCCCGTCGAGCCATGGGATGACGACGACTTTGAGCGCGTGGCCAGCGCTGGTGAGATAGCGCTCAACATCGGTATATCCCGAGGGATTAAGGTGCGAATATTTCGCGAGGCCCATGGGTCGATCGCGGTTGTGCAAGAGCTGTTGAAGAAGTTTTGCGAACTTTCCGGAGTATTGGAAACTTGCGACGACCGGCTAGCGATAGGCGACGAAGCAATTCTCGCGGAGGCTATAGCTGCGAAGGTTGCTGAGTATTCCAGTAGGCATGTAAGGAGCTTGGAAGCTATCGCGGCCGGCTCTCGGTCGAGACGTGCAACTGAGGAGACTGCGGCTCTTTTCCTTCCGTACTATCTTGTGCTGGTGCTGGTAAATCGCTCTTACGCGGAGCTGCGAGATGGGATCGAGAGAAAGACGTTGCAGGAACACATTCGCGCAATTCACTCCCATCCTGACAACGTTAGGACATCGGATGTCACGGGTATGCTTCAGCGGCTATCCAAGCTTCAATCGGATCAGCGGATAAAACCGCCATTGTTTGATTTCGATCCAGGCTCCCGCCGAGTAAAAGTTGTTGATTCGACGCTATATTTCTTTGTGGACAACTGTGTTCCCGCTGACGTCATGGCCGAAATTCCGCACCCTGATCCAGATGTGCCTTCAGCGCGAATCGGTGGTACAAGTTGACAGGTGCACACCTATAGCTTAGTTTTTCAGTCACTGTGACATAGAAGCCTCCGGCGAAAGCCGGGGGCTTTTTCATTTCCAATCTTGAACCCCGATCAACCACCGCGCCGAAAACCCCTCCGCTCGCCGTGAGGCGATTGGGGCTGGCAACCTCAATGACCTGGCGGTCTCAGCCTAGCCAGCGGTGGTGATCGGCCCTCTATGCCCGTCCCCTCGCCAGACCAAGCAATGCGACGCGCTGGAACTTGGGCCGGGCCTCTATCCGTTCGATGAAGTCGCACTGCGCTGCCATTTGTGGCGCGCGGCGGCGCACTAGGCGGTTTAGTGACAGGGCTGCTTCTGGTGGCATCACCTCGGTGCCAGCGAGCCAGTCAGCCAGGTCAATTTGAGTAGTCCCGAGGGCTGCGGCCATCGGTTCGGTCCAGCGAGTTCCGTAAATGGCCTTTCCGGCGATGACCAGATGCTGCAGGCGCGGATAGCAGATGTGGCGGGATGAGCTGGGCATTTGCGGCCTCCGGTTCAAACGGGCACTACAACACAACTGGCCATTCGTTCAACGGAGGGCCACATGGCTACAGCAGAGTAGGAGAATCCATGGTGTCCACCGAGACTGTCGCCGCCGCCATGGGAGCAGGCCAGTACGCGGAAGCGCTGGAAGATGCGTGCATCCAGTTCGACATCGTGACCGCGCTGCAGAAGGCCCACTTCCTGGCGCAGGTTGCGCATGAATCCGATGGCTTCCGCACGGCGACCGAGTACGCCTCGGGCCGTGCTTACGAAGGCCGCGCCGACCTGGGCAACGTGCAGCCAGGAGACGGCGTGCGATTCAAGGGACGTGGACTGATCCAACTGACAGGGCGCGAGAACTACGCGGCTTTTGACCATGCAATGGGGCAGGGTGGATTGTTCCTGCGCAAGCCGGATCTGGTTGCCCAGCTGCCCTGGGCTGTGTCGGCTGCCGGTTGGTTCTGGAAGCGCAAAGGCCTGAACGCCCTTGCTGATCGCGACGATGTGGTGGCCGTGACTAGGCGCATCAATGGCGGCACGAACGGCCTGGAGGACAGAAAAATCCGCCTGGCGCAGGCAAAGAAGCTGTTCGAGGTCTCGCCGTGACCGAGCCGGTCAGCACCTTCAAGCTGATGGTGGGCACGTTCACCGCCGCGGTTGTGGCGCCGGCAACGGCAGACGCCTTGCGCGAGGCCGAAAGGATGATCCTGGGCGTGCCCCAGTCGGTGCTCATGGTGTCGATCGCCGGTGCGCTGATCGGTGTGCTGCTGCTTCCGGAGAAGGATGCCGAGCGAGTCTCGGCAGACGCCGGTCGCCAGCGTGGCCGCCGCTGGCTGCAGTCAGGCACTCGGTTGTTGGCGCTCGCCGTCGCGATCCTCGGTTACGCCGTTCTGGCGGCCTGGTTGATCGCGGTGGCTGCAGCCTTCTGGAAGGAACTGGCAGGCGCACCGCAGTTGCCGCTGGCAGGAATCTCAGGGGTGTTCATCCGTCGGCTGTTGCCCAAGTACCTGAAGGTCATCGAGCGCATCACCGGCGGCATCGGAGGCGATAAGCCATGAGTGCGATTCGACTGTTGAAGGCCTTGTGGGACTTGGTGCTGGGATGGCTGACCGACATGGCCAGATGGCTGCGCAGGCCCGGCAGCGTGGTCAAGGTCTGCTGCGCCGTGCTGGCATTTGGCTGCATGGTCTCCGGGCTCACAGCTTACGAGAAGGAGCAGCGTATCCGGGAGCTGAGCGCCCAGGTGATCAAGATCCAAGCGGATTGGCAGGCTGACGCCACCCGCCTGCAGGGCGATGTCGATGCTCGCGATGCGCGACTTGCCGAGGTGGCGGCAACGTTGCGCGCGGAAGCGGCAAAGCTGGAGGTGCTGAAGGCGGAGAGCGCACGGGCGCTGGAAGGCTTGGCCAACAAGATCGAGGTGACGGAAAGAGACGCGGCCAGTTGGCGCGACCGTTACCAGGCCAGGCCGGACACGTGCCAGGCCACGCTGGAACTACTGGATTCGGCCTGTCCCGGCCTGATGGGGTATTGAGATGCGCATGCTGCTGATCGCCGCGGTGCTGGTGCTGGCCGGGTGCCAGGCCGCCCCGCAGAAGAGGAACCCGCCCGCACCGGCGGTGGTGGAGGTGCCGGTGGCCACGTTCGTTCCCATCGATGCCGCGTTGACCAGCCGCTGCCCGTGGCAGAAGGACGACAAGCCCTCGGCAGTGTTCGCCGTGGCCAATGGCCGCAAGCGCTGCCTGCTGCAGTACGAGGCCCAGTTCGATGCCATCGAGCAGGTGCAGGGCAAGCCGGTGCCGGGAGGCAGTGATGGGCGCTGAACTCAGCCAGTTGGACCGGATCGAGCAGAAGCTCGATGCCTTGCTGGCTGCCTTGGCAGCCGAGCGTGAGGAAGAGCAGGAAACGCCAACCACCACGTTGGATGGTGAGCTGGTACCCGGCGACCGCGACCAATCGCAGAGTCTGGGCTGATGGGTACGGTCACGATCGTTCCAGCCACTGCTGACGAGCAGACTGGCCTGACCCTGACCCGTGGCACCAAGGTTCTGGTGGATGGGCACGAGATGAAGGGCGTCGTCCGGGTTGTGCTGGTGGCCGAGGTCAATGATGTGTGGCGCGCCCACATCGAGTGCTATGCCCAGGTCCCTGTAATGCCGGGTATGGGATTGGTGGTGGAGAACAGGCCGCCCATGACTTGGTGGCGGCGGCTGTTGCTGAGGGTTGCAGGCGTAAGCGTGGATACCACCGACCTCACAAGCACGTTGCTCTCACATAGGGTTCCGTGATGGCCAGGATCACCACGCTGGCCCCGCGCATAGCCAGCGCACCCAGTCGCATCAAACCCAACGCACAAGTGGTGCCCAGGTACGGGCAGGGGCGAGGCGGTCGGCCGTGGCGCCGTAAGCGCGAAGCAGTGATGAAGCGGGATCAGTACCTGTGCCAGTTGTGCAAGAAGCAGGGAAGGATCACAGAGGCCACGGAGATGGACCACATCGTCAACGTGGCAGAGGGCGGCACCGACGAAGAGTCAAACCTGCAGGCGCTGTGCACGCCATGCCATGACGCCAAGTCGCAGGCAGAGGCACGGCGCGGGATGGCGCGAGTCTGACCCAACAGCGTGGAACGCACAGCGGCGACCGCGAACGGTTCCACGGCATCAAACATCAGGGGGGGGGAGGGGAGAAAGTTCAGGACCTCCTGAGCGGACACCCGCCGCCCACTCATCCAGAGGTTTTTTCTCGGCCGGAATTTCGGGCTGAAGGCCATTTATGCGCAAAAAAACAAAAGCGGGCCGGCCAGCGTTTAAGGCAACCGCCGTGCAGCGCCGGTTGGTGACCAATGCCGCTGCGAGTGGCATG